TCCACATTCTCATTTACTTAAGGAGCTGCTATGCGTGAACGCTTTGGTCTTATCATAAATGACCACGTCGTAATGACGTACATCGATGTTTTTGACCGGAGCATTGCTCCCTGCCATGCTGGTGTTCTGCCCTTGGCCTCTGTATCACGTCTTTTCGACGTATCTGAGGCTTCGCGGCATCGCATTAACATGATCGGGTTCCACGTATATAACCGTCCTTTTGTAATTGATTCTGTAATACCAGAGAGTTCTGCGGCTTTTCGCGAGATTAGCCGCCGTCCTACTACTGAGTGCGATTGCACTCGGGTGGAGGACGACAATGGCACCCCTAAACAAGGTGTCTTAGCACTTCCTTGGAGGCAAACGTGAGATTCCGTAGCAGAGGGGTCCTCAATGTCGTCGCGGCAAGTGATCACTGGAGTTGGCCTAACATATGTGGTAATTCAAACTCATATGCTTATGGCACATCTTACAGTAACTCATCTACCAAGTTCGGCAAATATGAGACCATGTCTGACACGGTAACTCCTCGATGGGAACGCCGAAAAGCTGCAGGGGAAATCATCTTTAACGAGATGACTTCATCTAAGAAGAATTATGAACTTCTTGGATCTAGCTCTGTAACTTTAACGCATACCATCGAAGATTGCTTACCTGCAACTGGTTGGCATAATACCTATAACAGTAGCAGGAATCTGTTTGCTTACCTCATACTTGGCGGACCTGGGGCAGGAAATTCTGTCCTTATATCCGGCAAGTCTGTGGACTCCCTCATCACAGAAACATGGACTTCGTGTATGGCAAGTCGGCAAAATACAGGTCAGAATCTTATTGAGACTCTGGCTGAATATGAGCAGGCTTATCAGATGTTTGGCAAACCATTTAGTGCTACTCTTAAATTTGTTAACGATTTTCGTCGACAATATAAAGGGAAGCGTCTTTATAAGTATGCTAAACGTACGAGATCCGGCGCGCAAGCGCTTAGTGGTGAGTACCTTCAGTATCGTTATGGCTTATCACCATTGATATCTGATTGTCAGGCCGTGCTAAAAACCCTCAAAACCAGGTATTCCAATAAACCCCAACTGCAGACTTCTCGCGCAAGCAAGAATATGCATGAAGGCAAGTGGACTCCTGGGACTTTCGTGAACGGGTATACGGTTGATTATATCAAAGCCCAGCAGCACGATATTACTTGTCGTGCCACATGGATTGATCTATTCACCAGTACGCCTTGGACAGATCTTGGATTAACTTTCCATAATCTGGTCGGAGTTGCGTGGGAGTTAACCCACTTTAGCTTTGTTCTCGATTGGTTTGTGAACGTAGGTGATTTATTCTACGCCAACATCCCGAGGGTGAACGTGACACCGAAAGGCGGTTGTATCAGTGTGAAAGATGAGTTTCAGACGGTTTTTACGCCTGTACACGTCTCTTATGCTGACCCGCTCTACGTGTTATCCGGCGGTCTTAACGATTCTGTGTCCTTTACGGACACAAGTTATTACCGTCGTCTTGGCACTGAGTCATACCTGGGTTTGGTGATTAAATCAGACTTTCGTCTGGATCATTTTACCCGGGCATGCGATGCAGCCGCTCTTATAGTACAGCAGCTGAATCAGATACATTTTCATTAATGTATCTTCTCGTGTCTTTCTTTCATGTTTCTACTTCTAAGGGGTAATCCCTCATGTCTTTGACAGTCAATGCCAAGACTTTCACCGGCGATTCTTTCGGCGTAAATGCCGTAAGTTACGTTGGCCCAGCGCACACGCTTTCCTTGAAGGATGATATCCGTCTCGGTCGCGTGAACCCTAAGCCGACTTCCGTATTCTCCGGTGTTGGTCGCACAAGTGCCAAACTGAGTAGAACCCTGACTCTGACTGGCGCCATCACACCAAGTGCTGACGCTATTCTTGAAATCAGTGTTTCTATCCCGGTTGGTGCCGCATCCGGCGACATTGATGCAATCCTTAACGATATGGGAGCGTTCCTCGCGAGCGCGACCTATAAGACGCACGTTAAAGGTTTGCAGATCAGCTATTAATCTAGCTGTTATGCTTACCTTCTTTGTGCTGCTTATGATGGCGACCGCGATGGTTGTCTTCTTTATCGTTATGGTGGTAGCTATAATGGCTATCTACCGACTTCTAGGAAATCGCAATGAAATCCCAAATGTTGGTGCATCTTCGTCGTTGCAACAGCAATCTGAGGTTAAACTCATGGACAAATTACCAGGAGTTACTCAGAATTCTGTGCGTTACCAATCAAAGCGAGGAATCAAGTGAGATCCTTCGGCTTCTTCACGCCAAGGATTTTGCTAAACTTCTCAACTTTGCTGATTCACTTTCGTCGACAGTGTTTACGACGGCATCCAAGCATCGGATGTGTAATCAGTTTGCTGCACTTATTAGGAAGTATCCATTTAATCCCGAAACCGTTAATACGGATCCTGGAAAAGTGGCTATTGAGACGTTTATGAAGTCTGAGCAGAAATGCTCTCGCGTAAATAGACGGTTCTCCCTCTACAATACTTGTAGAAGTCCCCATGAACAAGCTCTTAGTTTGAGTCGATCATGGATTAGGCATGTACTAGGCGAAGTTGATTTGCCTAGTATATACCGTGAGTGCAGTTTCGGTAACGGTGCGTCGCTCGGGGTTCACGGGGATGCTACGAATAATGCTAGAAAGCTTTTAGCACATTCGTGGACCGTGAACCCAGGCACTTTCTACTATGCATACTCTGCGCTTATTAGTGATGATCACGTCCACGAGTATCTTAATCGTGAAAGTGGGCGTTCACTGTATGCGCACGATAATTTGACGTTTATGTCGAATTATCGTCAGAGGGTGAGCATGGTTGAGCACAACAAAATTACGTTTGTGCCCAAGACAGCGAAGACTTTGCGTACTATCGCTGTCGAGCCGTTACTCTGTGGGTATGTTCAGAAAGGTATTGACGTCTTCATGCGGAAACGTTTGAAGCGCGTTGGTATCGATCTGAGTGATCAGATTCGCAATCAGGATTTAGCCCGAAAGGGTTCGATACCGGGATACGATGATGATCCGTATGTTACGATTGACTTGTCGTCTGCTAGTGATAGCATTTCGATCGGTTTGTGTCGTAACCTGCTACCCCCGGACTGGTTCGATCTTTTGAACTCAGTCCGTTCGTCATATTATACTCTTAATGGCGGAATATTTCGCTATCATAAGTTTGTGACGATGGGTAATGGCTTCTGCTTTCCGTTGGAAACGCTAATTTTTGCGTCGCTGTGCAACACTGCGTATTGCGAATCGTCGTTGCAGCCCGATTTTTCGGTCTACGGAGACGATATTATCGTAAGACAAAGTGTTGCGGCCAGGGTCCTCGATCTGCTGAAGACCTGTGGATTTACAGCTAATCCTAATAAGACCTTTTTAACTGGTCCCTTTAGGGAATCCTGCGGTGCAGACTGGTTTAAAGGTGAGGACGTTCGTCCCATGACACTCGATTACGAATTGGATTCACTCCAAAACGTTATTAAGTGCTGTAATCTCATGAGATCAAAAGAATGGTGGAAATCATTCTTTTATCCAGCATATGAGTTTCTCATAGGCTTGATTCCGAAGGAACTGCTCATCGTTCGCCCTTTTAAGGGAAACGTTGATACAGCTCTAGAAGTGTCTCATGATATGTTCTTGGCTTCGCCCTTTTCCAAGTGGAGTGTAAAAACTCAGTCTTGGAGTTGGGTTGAGTTAAGAACCCGCGCGATCTCTGATATAGAGATCAGGCGCGTTACTGGGTACGATGTTGTACTCATGCGTGGTGCAATGATGGGGATAAAATCCTCTGACCACTTCACCTATCGTCGAAAGACGAGCACAAAGTTCGTGCGTGTATGTCCTTCCGCTGGTTGGTCGCTTTGGCTTCCAGGGTTTTGCCCTGGGTCCGAGGCTGTCCGTCCAGTTGGTTAGACTTACGTTTTGCACGGATCACGCTCCCCATCTGAAAAGAGGAGCGTGCTAACAGTGGTTTGTTACCACTTTTATTGGAG